GGCGATTTGCCCGGCGTTGCTGAGATAGTGCCGAGCGTCGTTCGTCCCGATCATGATCGTCGACGTCGAGTTGTTGTTGATCGTCGTCCCGTAAACCGGATTCGCTTGGTCCGCGACCTGATCGCCGGAGACCGCGTGATTCGTGGCGGTCCATCCTTTTGCCCGGGCGAGGAGCGGAATGTAGGCGGTCGTCGCCTGATTCGAGGCATTGAACCCGACGGTGATCGAATCGCCGAACGCGTCGACCGTGCTCCCGGTCGAGACGTCGGGAAGCTGTTGGAACCCGTTCGAGTAGTCGAGAAGCGTCGACGGCGCCCATGTCGTCCCGTTGTAGGTCCAGAACTCAAACTTACGCTTCGGCCCGTTCGAGTGGGCGAGCAAAACCGAGTTCCCCGTCGAAGGGTTGTAGCCGACCGTGATCCCTTGCGCATCCGCCGAGTCCGCAAACTTGGCGACCTCACGCCATGCGCCGCCGGAGTTGCGTCCATCCTTGAGCACGTAGACCGGGCTCAGAGGCGCGGCGCCGACGCCGATCGCGGTGAAGTAGGGCGACGCCGACGTCCGGATGTCTTGAACCGTGTCGAGCGTGCCGGCGGAAAAGGTGAGCGAGTTGCCGATCGTGGCAATCGAGGGCGCGCCCGTCCCGGTCGTGTTGACGAGGAGTCCGGTCCCGAGACCCGCGAGCGATACGCCATTGATACGGGAAACGGTCGCCGCCACGGAACCGGGTCCTGATGCGGTCACGTCTCCGGTGAGTCCCGTGATGTAGTTCCCGGCGGCTTGCTTCGCGTTGAACGTCGACCAATCCGCCGAGGACAAATAGCCGTTCTGACCGGCGCCGGCCTGCTTGACCTGAATCGACGCTCCGGAGCCGATGACCGATCCGGTCCCTCCCGTGATGGTCAGAACGCTACTCGTTGCCTCGGTCAGGTTGCCGAACGTGAGCGCCGATTGTTTCGCGTTGAACGTGCTCCAATCAGTCGAGGAGAGATAGCCGTTCACCGATCCGGTCGCGACCGGGATCGAAATCGTGTTCGTCGATCGCGAGAGCGGCGCGGAGAAGGTGAGGACGTTTTCCTTCCCGTTGAAGGTCGTCCAATCGGTCGCGGACAGAAACCCGGGCACGCTACCGGATGCCTTTTGCCCGTTGGTGTAGTCGAGCGAGATGAGCCCCGCCGTCGCGTTGAAGTCGGAGGCCGTAAACGTCGCCGCGCCTTTCGTGGCGCCGTCCGCCGCGGCGTCCGCGATCGAGAGCGTGAGATCACCGGATAGTGCCCCGCCGCCAGCAAGGGGACCGCTCGTCGAGACCGTTCGCGAACTCGGGACGGCGTCCGTGATTCCATAACCGGCGAGGGTCGTCGGCTTTCCCGTGATGCTGGCAAAGGCCGGCGTAATCGTGACGTTCCCCGCCGCCGTGATCCGCCCCTTGCCGTCGACTGTGAAGGTTCCGGTCTGCGTCGCGCTCCCGAACGATCCGACGTTCGTGTTCACTGTCGCAAGCGTTGCCGCCGCCGAACCCGGCCCGCTTGCCGAGACGTCGCCCGTGAGCGCGGTGAGGTAGGAGCCCGCCGGCTGTTTGGCGTTGAACGTCGTCCAGTCCGCTGCGGACAAATAGCCGTTGACCGAGCCGGTCGCCGCGGGGATCGAGACGGTGTTGACCGATCGCGACAACGGGGAGGTGAAGCTCAACACGCTCTCCTTGCTGTTGAACGTCGTCCAATCTCCCGAGGAGAGGTAGCCGTTCGTCGTCCCGTTCGCTTGCTTGACCTGAATCGAAAGCCCGGACCCAACGACAGCGCCCGTCCCTCCGGTGAGCGTCAAGACGTTGCTCGTCGACTCGGTCACGTTCCCGACCGGGAGTCCGATCGTGATGTTGCCGGTGATCGTTCCGCCGCCCGTGAGCGGCGAGGTCGCGATGAGGGAAATCGACGGGAGTCCCGTCGCGTTGATCACGCCGCCGGCATCTGCCGAGATCGAGCCGCCGTTCGGAACGACGATCGTCTTCGACGGGCCGGTGAGTTTCTTCGTCGACGGGTCGACCTGAACGGTGACGTTTTGCGCCGCGAGCGGAACGGCGAGCGCGAGGAGGGCAAGAAGCCGGAGGGCGGTTTTCATGTTGGCGGAAGGGCGTAGAACTTCGGGACCCACGCGACCGCGTCGGCGTCGAAGTAGTATTCGAGAAGAGCTTGAAGAACGGAGCCGGTCTCGATGGTCGAGATGACCGGGTTCGTGACGACGCCGCTCTTCACGTTTAGGATGATGTTTGCCGTCGCCGGCAGGTTGACGACGAGCGCGAGGAGTTGCCCGTCGATGATGCCGTTCACGTCGAGAATGACGTTGAAGGTCCGCGCCGCGCCGCCGACGTCGATGATCTCCGTGTGAACCTGAGCCTCGGGCAAGACCGTGACGTCGTCGACCGCCGCGGCCTGACGATGGCGGGCGACATACTTTGGAGCGATCGCCGGGAAAGACGTGCCGGGATCGAAGATCGTCAGCACGCCCGCCCCGTAGATGAGCGGCGCGCCGTTCGTCGTGTAGCCCTCGACGATGATCCAGAAGTCGGCGCTATTGTTGCCGCCGAGCCCCTGATCGGTGTCCGATGACGTGAGGACGACCGAGGCTTGTTGCGCCGTGCCGGCGATCCAATCCCCGATGGGGATCGTCTTCGTGATGTCCGCCGCGTTGACCTGTTTCACCCAAATCGGCGTGAGCGCGTCTTGCGACGCCTGCATGATTACGCGGAGGTAGGCGAGGTTCGTGAGGTCGACCGAGACGTTTAGCGCGTCGAAGATGCCGATTTGAAGCGCGGCAGTTTGCCGGCGCCACACGCGAGGAGTCGTCCCGGTGTTTCGGTCTACGGGCTCGACCGGCGGGTTCGAGATGATCGACAGTTGAAGCCGGACGGGGACTTGCTCGAAGACGCTGCTCATGGAAGTTTGAAGATGCTGAGTTGACCGTTTGCGACCGTGAGAGCCCCCGCGTTGGCCGGCGCGGAGTTCGCTTGAAGCTGAAACTCGATTTGCTGTCCGGCGTTCAACCGGAGAATCCCGTTGAGCGTCGGATACCAACGCGCGCCGGGCGGGTTCGGGACCGAAACGCCGCCCGAGGCGAGGACGCCGAGAGAGGCCGTGTCGATCGCCCAATAGGCCATTTCGGTGCGCGCTTGGTCGTTGCCGTTGGCGTCACACTGAATCTCCGAGGACACGAAGTAGTTGCCCTTGACCGGAGCGGTGAAGATCGACGTCGCCGGGTCCCAACAGTTCCAAGTGTCGAGCGTCTCGTTCGCAAACGCGATCCGATGCCCCGCACCGTCGACCGGCACGTTCTGAGCGCCGACCGTGAGACACTGAACGGGGATCGAGAGCGGCGACGTCGTCCAATTGTTGGTGTCCGCGGTCGGGTCGTGCCCGGTGTTGTTGTCGGTCTTACTGCCGGCGATGAACGGCGTCCCGATCAGCCGCGCAAGCTGTCCCCGCCAATACGTCGTGACCGGATCATACTCGGGCGCGCCGCCTTGGAGGAGGTAGGCGAGTTGGTAGGTCAGAAGGTAGAAGAGGCCGTTCAAGTCCTCCTGAGCCGGCGAGCGGTTGCCGATGAGCGCGCCGTTCAATCCGTTTTGGAACTCGGCGGATTGAAGGACGGCGGGGTCGTTCGAGTAAGCCGCCGCGCCATCCTTGAGCGAACCCCACACGCCGAGGTTGCCGACGGGAGTGAGCGCGGAGCCGAAAATCGACTGAGGTTTGCGAGCGATGGCGGGCATGATGAAGGCGGGTTATTGGACGATGATGTAGGAGAAGCGGTAAGCCCCGGAGAACGATGTTCCGTCTAGGTTGCGGACCTTGAACGCCGCGGTCGAGGAGTTGCTCGCGTCGAAATCATAGTGAGCGATGATCGAGCCGTCGTTCGAGCATTGGGCAAAGCCGGCGGTCGGCGTGCCGGTTCCGCTCACGCTGATCGTGAAGGTTTGCTCGCTCGCTCCACTCACCCAATTCGAGACCGTCGATCCGTAGTTGACGACGTTGAGCTTTGTCCCGCTCGACCCTATTGTGACGCCTGCCGTGCCCGAGGTCGTGATGCCGGTGCGCGCTCCGATTATCGTTAGTGCCGAGGCGTCTCCGGCCTGAACCTGCAAGAAAGGCGGAAGCGTTCCGTCGTATCCGTTCATTCGGATGTTGTCGCCGTTGTAGCTGCCGGCTCCGTAGACGGTCACGCATGGGCGCCCGAACACCGATCGGAAATCGACTCGCCCTCCGGCAACCGTCATTCCGTTCGTGTCGATGTTCACGGCGTTGTTGCTCGACGCTAGGGAGATCGAGACGCTCGCCGTGATCGAGCCCGCCGTGACCGTGCCAAGATTGGCCGTGATCGCGGAGAGTTGGTTCACGTTCAACTTGTCGACCGAGATCGTTCCCGCCGCGATGTTCGCCCCGGTAATCGTGAGGGCGGCGATATTCGAGGAGACGATCGTCCCGGCGGCAATCTTCGCCGAGGTGATCGCGCCCGCGGCGAGTTCTGTCGTTGAGACCGCGCCCGCGGCGATTGTGCCGGCGGTGACTGCGTTCGCCGCGATGTCTCCGGCCTGAACTGAGTTCGCCGCAATTTGCGCCGCCGTGACCGAGTTCGCTTGCAGCTTCGGGGTCGAGATCGAGTTGTCGGCAATCTGCGTCGAGGTGATCGTTCCGGAGAGATCGGACGTGTTGACCGCGGCGGTGAACGCCGAGCCGTTGTAGCGGTAGAGCTTGCCGTCGCCGGTATTGAACACCGTTTTCGGGCCGGTGTAGCCGACCGGGCTCGGGAGCGACGACACGACCGAGACGGGTTGGATCGTGTTCGCGAATTTGGTGAACGATACCGCGGCGTCGGCGATCTGCGCGTTGACGATCTGTCCGACGATGTTCGACGCCTGAATGTTTCCGATCTGCGAGAAGAGCGCCCAATTGATGTTGGACACGCCGATCGTGATCGCGCCCGGGGTTGTCATCGTCCAAGCGGTCGAGCTTCCCGCCGTGCCGCCCGTGATAAAAATGTAACTCCCGGTCGTGAGCTTTGCGCCCGTGTCGGCGTCGGAGGTTCGGACCCACGTCCCGTTGGCTCCCGTGCCGAGCGTTTGGACGTAGTAGATGCCGTTCTGAGTAGGGTCCGTCTGATTCTTGACGAGGACGCGGTCGTTCGTGTTCAGCGTGACGCCGTCGAGTATGGAGGGCGCGCCGCCGGCAAGTGTGACGTTGGCCGTTGTCGCCGCGACCGCCGGGTCCTTGATGTTCAAGCCCGTCGCTACGGAGTCGACGTAGGCTTTCGTCGCCGCGTCGGAGGTTGCCGTCGGAGCCGAGAGGCCGGTGACTTTTGCCGCGGTGACGTTGTTGAAGGCGATGTTCCCGCTCGCGTCACGTTGCGCGATGGTCGAGGGCGTGTTCGCGTTCGTGGCGGCGTCGAGCTTCGCCTTGTCCGCGGCGGACATGGTCCCGAGGTTGGTCGAGCTTGCCGCCGGGAGGCCGTTCACGAGTTGCGAGACGGTCGCCTTCTTCGTGGCCGGCGTTCCGGAGACGTCGACGACCGGGACGATTGTCGTCGGCGCGACGTTGCTGATCGCAGGGAGCCCCGAGATCGGCGTGTCGGCGTACAGTTGCGCGAAGCAAACGGCAAAGGCCGTCGCGAAGATGAAGCGGAGCTTTGTTTTCATGGGCGAAGCTGGGTTAGGTCGGCTCGACGAGGAGAGGACTCCCGTCTTCCGTTGTCAAAATAGAGCCGTCCTCGGTCGTGAGCTTGCCGCCGCCCGCCGGGACCGGGTCGACGATGATCACGGTGATCCCGACGCCCATCGGACGCGGGAGAAACGAAGTGAGAATCTCCTTCGAGAGCGGCACGGTCGAAAGAACCGTGTAGGTCAACGTCATGTCGGTGTTGTCGACGACCTTGATTTGACCGGGGAAGAAGGTGACGAGCGCCTTCACGATCGCCGAGAGGGTCCCGTCGTTGTGATTTAGGATCGCTTGCAGCTTGAGGACTGTCCGGTAGCTCTCGTCGGTGAGAGCGGAGAAGGCGCGACCCGCCGCGGAGTATGACCAGAAGACGCCGTTCGCGTTGATGCCGCCGTTCGAGTAACTCGTGAGGCCGTTTCCGCTTTCCTCCGTGCTCTTCGCCCACACGGCGCCGTTCGACCAAATGATGTCGCCGCATTGAAAGTCCGCCGCGATGGGAGAAACCGAATGACCGTCGGCGCTCGCGACATACCAAAAGCCGTCGTTGCCGCCCGCTGCCGCCGGGATCACCGGATTGTCGGTCGCCGGGTCCCATGTCCCTTGATACTTCGCCGGATCAAACGACGCGTGATAGTCCCACAACGAGAAGAGCCCCGGAGGCGACGAGCGCCCGATGTTTCGCCCAACGCCAATGTATTTGCCGAGGACATCGAGTTGAGGCCCGACCGCCTGATCGAGCGAGAACGCGAGCGAGAGTTGCGACGCGAGGTCATCGGCGAGGATCGTCTTCACGCCGATCGCGACCGTCGCCCGGGCTTTCGCCTTGGTGCGGTATTGGAGGATCAGGCGGTCGACGTAGTAATCGACCTTCGCGGCGAGGGTTGCCATGGGTCAGCCGTGCGAGCCGTTGACGTAGATGCGAGCCGCCGCGGTCGCCCACTGATTGTTGACGGCGGTCGTCGCGAGGAGCGGTTGATAGACGACGTCGTCGGTCGAGACTTGGCAGTTTGAGACCGACGCTTGCGGGTAGAGCGACTTCACGAATGCGGTGATCGCCGAGGCGTCCGCCGCCTGACCGATGTCGTAGGTGAAGTTCGCGAGAATTTGATTGCGAAGGTAGTTCGCGTCGACCGCCGGGCCGGTGATCGCCGCGACGTCGACCTTGATCCAAAGGTCCTCGGGCGTCGGGCGGTCGAATAGGACCTCGAAGATCGTTCCGTCCTCTTGCGTGATGTTGACCGAGACGCCTCCCTTCATGCCGCAACCGGCCCCGCGGAGCGTGTAGATCACTTCGGCGATCGCCTGATCTGTGCCGCCGGCAACGACGACCCAAATCGAATGCCCGGGGATGCCGTTCGCGTCGACGGCGTTCGTGATGTTTTCGAGAACGAGGACCGACGTGACGTCGTTGATCGCGAGGAGTCCGGCGCGGAGCCCGTTCGCAAAGCCCTTACTCGGGAGCGCGACCGACTTCGCCCGGCGAATGCGGAGCGCCGCGTCGCTCTCCTCGTTTGTGCCGATCGTGCCGGCGAGGACTCCGTTCGTGACCGATGTCACGCCGAGCGTGACCGTGACGATGTTCGTCAACGTGTTTGGGGCGACGATGACGGCGCCGATCGTTGCCGCCTGAAAGGTGAGGTTTTGACTCCCCGCCGCTCCGAAGACTGCCGTCGTCACGAGTTGGAATTGATTCCCCGACGAGTCGGAGATCGTGAAGGGGTTGTCCGGTGAGGTGTCGAGCCCGGCGAGGGTGAGGGCTTGCGAGACGGTGACGGTGACGAGTTGGGTCGAGCGGGTTCCGGGTTTGCGGACGACGCCGTTGATCGCGCAACGAAGATCGAGGTTCGGCCCGATCGCCTGATCGGGGTCCATCGAGTTGTAGACCTGAACGATCAACTCGCGCACGTCGACGCCCGCCTGAGCGAGAAGGTTGATCAACTGGCCGTCGGGCGTGTTGGGGTCGACGTTGATGTCGGCGCCATAGATGCCGCGGAACCCGAGGAAGCCGTCGCCCCCGTTCAGGAGTTCGTCGATGAGGTCCGCGCGCGAGCGGACTTGGAGGCCGTTGACGTCGAGAGAGTCGGGCATGGTCGGTCAGGGTTGGACGGCGATCACGACGCCGCGAGTGTAGATGTCGTCGAGGTTGATCTGAATCGTGAGCCGGCGCGTGATGCGGTCCGTGAGCGCCTCGACGGAGTTGATCTTCACGACGCCGTAACTCGCCGCGACCATCGCCCGGACCTGCAAGATGATGTTCGCTTGCGCGGTCGGGTTGCGCGTGCCGAGGAGATTCCACCAATCGACGCCGAAAGCCATGTTCCAAAAGCAGTCGTTGAGGAAGCACTTCACGCGCGTCTTGATGTTGAGGCGGATCGCGTCGTCGCCTCGGAGGTAGTTTTGCCGGCCCCGCCCGAAGGTGAAATCGCCGTCGGCGTCTAGGTTTCGGATGATCATGCGAGGATGTTGTCGGTCGCGGTCTTCGCCGCGTTGATCGCGGTGAGCGTCGCCGGGTTGGGGGTATCGCCTCGGGTGTCAGTCCATGACGTGAGCGCGGTGAAAAGCTGATCGAGCGCGGCCTTGAGCGATCCCGTCGCGTTCTTGATCGCGATCTTCTTCGCCTTCGCGTCGACCGTGATCGAGCCGTCGGTCGCGATCGTGACGACGCCCGCGGCGTCCTTGCCGGTGATCACGATCGTCCCGTCGACGAGGATTTTGATCGAGGCGGTTCCTAGCACGATCCCGGCCCCGTCGACCGTCAGGTTGTCGCGCTTGGTCGCGAGAGACTTCACGCCGACGATCGCGATCGCGTCGCTCAAGCTGTGCATACGGGACGAGTTCGGCGCCGCCGTGCTGCCGGTCGCAAACCACACGTCGAGGTCGCGATCGTTGAACAACACGATGCACTCGTCGCCCTCCTTGATGGGCATTTGAACGAAGCCGTCGCCGCCGCCGAGGACCATCACGACGACGTCGGCGAGGACCGGGTAGTCGATGAGTTGCGGCGTCTGTTGGAGCTTCCCGTCGAGCGACTGTTGTTGGTTGTAGACGACCCGCTTCGAGTTGAGCCGGACGCTCGCCTTCGGGCCGTTCGCCGGATCGTATGACACGATCGTCCCGACCTGAACGCAATTGAAGGACGAGAAGACTTCGTCGCGGTACTGCAAAAGCAGAGACCGGAGATCGGGGTCTTGAATTGGACCGTTGGCGTTCACTGGACGACGTTCGCCTTGACGAGCTTGAGTTCGTCGGGGCCGAAGAAAAGAGAAACCGTAGAGACGCACTCGCCCGAGACTGCCGGCGAGATCACGCCGCGGTGAGTGAAGCCCGTCACCTTGTAGGTCCCGTTGTAGATGCGGTTCAACCGCGAATCGAGTTCGAGGAGTTGACCGATCGTCAGCCGCGGCTCGAAAAGCATGTCGAACTCTAGCTTCGTCGGCGTGCGTCGCGGCATTCCGAGGAGACCGGCGTCGGACGTGATCACCGGGATTTCGGCCTCGATCGCCTCGTTCGGCTTGAGGACCTTGACTTGCCCGTTGTCGATCGTGGCAAGGTTGCCGGACTCTTGGAGGATCACGCTCCACGTATTGCCGAAGAGGACCTTCGCCCGAAGGTTCTTCGTTGGAAAGTCGCCGACTATCGGCTGACCCGAAACCCGCGGGAGGGACTTCGCGAGCTTCGCCAACGTCTGCGCAACGGACTCGCCCGAAGCGACGGTCGAGGACGTGAAGCCGTTCGCCATCGCCTGCCCTCCGTCGTAAGCCGAAATAGTCGTCACGACGTTGTTCCCGACGCGGTCGCTCGTCGCGTGCCGGACGAATCCGTTGAACACGAGCGGCATGAAGTCCTTGTAGCCGGCCCGGAACTGAATCGCCCGAAACTCCGTCAACGCGTATGGGTCTTTCTGAACGAGCGGACGGTGTTCCTCGTTCAGGTTGTAGATGCGGAACGTCGCCTCCTGAGACGAGGCGAGGAATTGCCGGCTGATCTCGAACTCGATCGTGAGGTCAGACGGGATGACGAGGTTCGATTGCGGAACCCCTTTCGAGTCCGGGTTGACCTCAACGGCGAGCGAGCATCGGCGTCCGAACTTCATCGGTTAGAGTCCGCCGAACACGGTCGTCTCGATGTCCGAGACGTCGGTCGAGTCGAGGAGATAGAGTGTCGCCACGCCCGCGGCGAAGTCAGTTTGCCGGAGCGGCTCGACGTTGTCGGTCGTGACGACGGCGATCCCGAACGGGAGCTTGTTGCGGAACTGCCGGAGGATGTTCGGCGACGTCACCAGCCGTTGGCCGTTCAGCGTAAACGAATCCCAAGTGATGTCGTAGAACCAACCGAGTTGATTTGCCCGGTATTCGAGCGTCAGGACCGCGCGCGAGCCGTCGGAAAGGACGAGACCCGTCTGTTGCTTCGGCTGATCGGTGAGTCCGGTGATCGTCTTCATGGGCTTCCGATGATCCAGCGGTAGAGGAGGGACTGACGCTTTTCCTCCGGGACGTCGGTCTTGCCGGCGTTGCCGTTGTTGGTGACGGTCGACATCTGATTTGCTGCGCGACCGGCGAGTTGCCCGACATTGACCGTCGCGGCGCCGACGATGCGGAGTTGCTTGAACGTGATCGTGAACGAGGAGGCGAACTTCGTCTCGTCGTTCTGATTCGCCGACATGAAGAGGATCGCCATGTTGTCGAACGTGCCCCAAGGCGTCTCGACGGTGAACAACTCCCGAGAGTGGAAGAGTTCGAGGAAGTAGAGGAAGGTCCGCGCCTGCTTGGTCTGCGAGGGCGGTTGGGGCGAGCGGTTGTTGAACAACTGCCAGAGGTCTTGCGCGTCCGAGGCTGTGATCTGATCGGCGTCGACTCCGAGGTCGAACTCTTGGAGTTGATAGTCCGTCAGCCCGGGCAACATGAACGGATTTGTCGGAAGTGTGTCCGGGACCTTCGCGACAACCTCCGGACGCGGCGTGATCGCGGCGACCTCGGCGACGAGCCCTTTCACGGTGTACTCGATCGGCTTGAGCGCGATTTGATCCTGAACCGTGACGTTGGCTTCGAGGAAGTGATCGGTGATCTCCGCTTGCGCCTTGACCTCGTCGTCCTCCGGGATGTCGAAGATGAAGCCGGCGATCCCCGGAGGCGGGTTTGCCGACCGGATGATCGCTTGCTTCTTGAGCGAGGTGAGCGAGTCGAGGACGTCGAACACGCTTGTCTCGTCGGAAGGGAGGACGCTTCGAGAGGCCATGGGCTCAGTAGTTCGGGACCGGGAGTTGATACGCGGCGCCCGCGATCTCTTCCTTGAAGCTCTTCGTGACCGCTTTCCCTGTCTCGCCGGGCGAGCGCGAGCCGTCGATCGCGGCGTGAAGGTGATTCTCCTGATTGATCGTGACCGATCGGGCTTGCTTCTCCGCGGGCTCGACCGCGCGCTCCGTCACGCGTTCGGGCGTGATGGCCGGCGTCGCTCCGGGCATGAACATGGGGAAGAGCCGGAGCATTGCCCGGACGAGCTTCGCCTTCTCTACGATCGCGTCCCAAATCGAGAGGAGTGTCCGGAACGGGTGAAGGATCGCGTCGATCGTGGCAGCGATCGAGCGGACGAACGATTGCCACGCGTCGCGGACGAACTCGACCGTCGATCGCCACGCGCGCAGCAACACGAGCGAGACTCGGAGGACGGTCGTGAACGAGAAGAAGTCCTTGATCGCTCGCCCGGCCCGCGTGGCGGCGTTCTTGATGCCGTCCCAATGGGTGACGAGGAGCTTGAGGGCGGCGAACGGCCCGGCGCCCATGACGAGCGATCCGGCGAGGTTCACTCCGATCTCGCGCGCGTTCTTCTTCACGTAATCCATCCCCCACCGGAAGGCGAAGACGAGGCGGTCCCACACCCACCAAATACCGCGAATCACGGCCTCGATCGCCTTGAACGACGCCAGCCATTCCCCGAGCCGCCGCGTGACCGCCTGACCGCCCGTGATCGACGTGATGATGTCGTCGATCAGAAGGAGGAGGCCCGACACGATCGCCACGATCGCGGCGACCGCTCCGGTGATCGCGAGGATGATCTCCGGGATTCCAGACGCCCACGCCGCGATGTCGAAGGCGATCATCGCCGCCGTCAGTACGCCGAGCGCTACCGTCACGACCGCCAACGCCGCGCCGAGGGCAAGGAGCGCGATCGTCACGGCGACGATCCCCCATCGGACGACCGTTGCCACGATCGAGCCCTTGTTCAGCCAATCGACGAACGCCGCGATCTTCGAGGCGACCCATTCGAGGAGCCGCGCAAGGATTTCGAGAGCCGGCGCCAGCGCCGCGGCGAAGAGGTTCTTCACCTGACCGACGGACATCTTGAGCGACGCCCACGCGGCGTTGAACTTCGCGAGCCGCTCAATCTGATCGCGCGTGATGACGAAGTTCCGGGACCATTTCCGAAACTCGGCATCCGTCGCCCGGAGCATCGGGGTCAATCCGCCGAGCCCGAGCCGCGAGAGCAACTCGTGAGCAATCGCCGGATCGAGCTTCTTCACCGTCTCCCGAAGTTGGGATAGGACGGCGCTCGGGTCTTGTGTCGGGTCAACGCCGAGGAGTTGCCATACGCCGACGTCGGACGGTTCGCCGAGAGCGAAGTTCGCCCGCGTCTTTTGGAGGTTCTCGAACGCCGACTTGACCTCGTCAGCCGCGACGCCCGTGACCTCGCCGAGATGTTGCCAGCGTTGAAGCTCCTCGGGGTTGAGCCCGGTCGTCCGCGCGAAGTTCTTCAACGCCTGACCGGCCCGCCCCGCCGTCGTCATGAGGGCAATGAGCGCCAAGTTGACCGCGTTGACGGCGATCGTGAGCTTCGTCGCCTCGACCGCCGTCTTCTTGATCCCCCGCTCGACCTCGTCGACCTTGTCCTTCCCCTCGACCTTGAACCCGAGCGCGATGAAGAGTTCTCCGATTTTCATTTCTCCGAGTCCTTGTTGAGGGCGAGGTAGGTCTCTTGGTAATCAGCGAGGAAGCCCGCGTATTCGAGGGCGTTGATGACGAGGTCCGCTCTCATGTTGAGGATGTCCTCCGGCGAGCCGAACCCCTCTTTTGCCAGCCGGAGGGCGATGACGATCTCCTCGTCTACGTCGACTTTGACGGCGGGCCGTCGGTCTCCGCTTTTTGCGCGGTTGAGAACAACGAACCGAGCCCTTGGAAAAAAGGGCCAACGTTCGCACGAATCACCTCCCACGCGACCGGGATGAAGTCCGGGCGCGCCTCGATGTCGTCGAACGTGCCGGCCTCCTTGTCCGTCCCGGGCGTGATCTTGATCCCGTCGATCGTGCAACGCGCCGCACACTCGAAAAACGCGCGCTCGACCGCGTCGGACGCGAGGAGCTTGCAAACGATGTCCTTCATCGTGTTCAGCGCCTTCGCGTCCATCTTCGAGAGGTCGAGATCGAGATCGAGCTTCGACACGTCGACGTCGATCCGGACCGTGAGGAGTTCCGCCGCGATGACCTTCTTGAGCTTGTTCGCGACGGAGAAAGGAGCGATCGCGACCTTGAGGATGCGACCGCTCGGAAGTGGGATGGATTCCATGTTGAGCGAGACCTAGCGGTTACTGTTGCGCCCGGTCGACGTTCGTGAATTTGAACTCGTAGACGGCGACCGACTGATCGGTTCCGCCCTCGACGTTTTCAGTCGCGGGGACCTGACGGGTTGGGACGCCTCCGTTCATGACGTAGGTGTCATAAGTGATGTTGCCGCGACCGTCGCCGATGCGCTTCACGAACTCCCCTTCGAGGAGCACGAAGCCGGCGGGGTCGTTCTTCCAGTCCTGCACGATGCCGTTCAGGTACTTGTCGTCATCCGATCCGCGGACGACGCGAACCTTCACGTCGCATTGGAGGCCGGTCGCGTTGAACGAGTAGATCGAGTTGCCGTTTTTGCCGGTCTTCACCGTCGCGATCTCGTTCGGGATCGAGAGTTCGGTGACGTCACCGTCGGCTTGATCGGCGAGGACAACGCCGCCGATGTTGGTCGTGTCGTCGCCCGAGAGGGCAACCGTGCGAGTTCCGTTGTTCATGGTCTGCTGTTACTCCGTGTTGCGGGGTTGCGGTTGCGATCAGGCGTTGACGAAGACGACGACGCTCGACGAGTGAACGGCGCCCGCTTCCTTCCCGGCGATCTGAATGAGCGGCGCCTTGCGCGCGAGCCGGTCCGCCTGCGTCTGCTGGCTCACGGGCTGAGAGTAGATGTAGTAGCCGCGTTGGTTGACGTTGCGGATAAGGTCGACCGGGTTCCCGAAGGTCTCCGGCGAGTTCCATTCGCCCGGGGCGAGGAACTGATTCGAGACGGCCTTTTGAAGGACCTTGATGTAGGCGCCGCGGAGAACCGCGATCCCGTTCTCGGTCTGCGGGAGCTTCGTCGACGTCGTCGCGAGGGCGTTGAATCCGGCGACTTCGAGGGCGAGGACGAGCCAATCGAGGTTGTAGACGTCGTCGGAGTAGCCGTTCGCCCCGGTCGACCAAACGGATGCGCGGCCCGCGATCGACGGGTAGCCGTCGACGCCGAGGGTCGTCATCGAGTCGAGGATCGCCTGAGTGATGCCCGAGTCCGCCGCGATCGTGGCGAGTTGCTTCAAGTGCATCGTGTTGGTCGTGTTCGTCCCGTTGAAGTCGACCGACATGAGCCGGGCGGCATACGCGGCGACCGCGACGCGGGCGTTCTTCGTGAGCGCGCCTTGCGTGTAGAGGAACATCCGCGTGTGATTCGCGGAGGTCGCCCCGAGGACGGCGAACAGACCGCCGCCGTTGAGCGAAGCCGTGAGCGGGCTCGACACGAAGAGGAGGACGCGGATCGACTCGCACGCGGCGGACGCGGCCTCGTACTCGGCGTCATTGGGATCGTAGCCGCACGCCAACGCGCCGTGGAAGAACTGCGTCTTCTGAGCGGTCGGGATCACGCCCGCGAGCGTGTCGCCAACCTGCATCGGGAAGACAAGCAACTGACCGCCACCGTCGAGGATGGTCGGGGACTGCGAGAAGATCGCGATCGCCTGAGCGTAGACCTCGGAGTTCGCGCCCCAATCCGCAAGGACTGCGGACGGCGAGCGGTAGAGGCCGGGATTCGCGGCGGTGATCGCGCCGTTGACGGGCGCCTCCTTCGTGAAGATCGCGAGGTTGTTCACCTGATAGTCGGCGATCCCACTCGGCGGCGTCGAAACCGAAACGTTGATGACGTTCGTGATACTGAGGTTCTGCGTGCTCATTTGCTGATTAGGAGCGTTTTCGGCGGGTTAGTGAACTGAGTGAAGGTCGGCGCCGCCTTTACCCGACCGTATGCTCGAAGGACGTTGAAGGTGACGGCGTACCGATTGAGACGCGCGCTCCCTTCGTTCTGCGAAAGATCAACCATGGAGGGCGGCACGCGCCCCACCTTGAAGCCCCACTTCTCCGCGGCCTGTTGCATCGCGGTCGACGTGAGGGCAAAGACGACGTCGAACTTCCGGAGGCGGGCGCTCTCGTCGTAGGAGAAGATGTCGACCTGAACGACTTCTTGCACGTTGACGGACGCGGCCTCGACGAGGTCGACCGACGCGGGGTCGACGATGTAGCCGCGCTTGACCGCGTGCGGGGTCGATCCGAGGAGCGCGACGTCGATGAAGAAGCCCTTCGCCGGCCTGAGCTTCCGGCGTTGGTTGTAGATCGAGACGATCCCGTCGGCGAGGTCCATATCCTCCTTGATCGCGAGACCGATGATCTCGATCGTCTCCGGGACGCCTTGCTCGTTGAGCGCGGTCGACGTGTCGATCACGACCCACCTCCCGGCCCGTCAAAGGCGTTGATGACGTGATACTCGACGAAGCCGTTCTCCGTGTAGTCGAGCTTCTCCATGACCCGGAACTTCTCGGCGCCGCGGACGATGATGTCGTCGGTCACGAGGACGACGTCGACCGTCGTGTGAACCATGAACCAACGCCAAGACCGCTCGCCCTCCGGCTTGAGGTTGAGTTGCTCCGCGGTGAACGGTTGCCACACGCCCGAGGCGTTGAGCGGCGTTTCCTTCTCGACCGTGCGGACGCCGACCGTCGTCTTGACGACCTTCGATAGCCCAAGCGGGCGGAACCATCCGAGCAAGGTCGACCGCATCGACGGCATGGGCGCGAGCCCATCGTAGACCGAGCGCGTGTTCGCGTTGACGATGCCGGCGACGGGGATCATGCGGCCTTCGCCTTTCCGGGCTCGACCCGATACGTGACAGCCCGGCGCAACTGCGCGGTGTCGATGAGGGGTTTCGACGAGCCCTTGCGACGGATCGTCGATTTCGCGTTCGGCGCCCATTGACCGAACCCGGCGGTCTCGAAGGCGCGGTCGACGACGTTGCGCGCGACCGTGCCGAGATCGCCGAGCGCGACGAGGACGCCCTTCTTGAGGATCAGCGCCCGCCACGTCGCCCGACCGATCTTGTCGATCTCTTTCGGGAGATGAAGCGTGAGCGGCATCCGGAGGAAGGAACGCGCCGGGATAGGCGCCCGGACGACGGTCTCGGTCGTCGACTGCGCAAACGGCCCGGTCTCGCCCGACGGCGTCGAGATCACCTCGCCCTTCGTCCCGAACTCGTGAATGAGCCCGAGAGTCGGGTTGTTCATCTTGTCCTCGGTCGTCGTCGACGTGTCGATGTTGAAGCGGGACGCCTTGTCGCCAAGCACGCCGACGCGCACGCGCGCGGAGCGGAACTTTTGCAGTTCAGCGCCGAGCGCCTTCATCGCGCGGATGTCGAGCTTGACCTTGTTTTCGGGCATTAGACTGCGTGAGACGTGCCGATGATGCCCATGACGTTGCCGGCAAGCCGGACCGCGATGAGCGAAAGGAATTGGCAACCGTAGGTCGTTTTCGAGTAGAGCGAGAGGGTCGGGGACCGGAGGATTCGATCCGGGATCGAGTACGCCTCCGAAACGTTGCCTACCGCTTTCGAGTTGGTGAGCCATTGCCCGGCGCCGCCGAGACCTTGCGACGACGCGAGGAGGTTCGAGCAAAGGTTGTGCGCGGCCCGGAGGAGGTAGACTTCCGAGTAGGTCGCCTGATCTCCCCACAAGGCCGGATTGTCGAGCGCCGCGGCCTGCAAGAGCGCCGTCGTGATGTCTTTGTCGCGGACCTTGCTCATGTCGGTCTGATCGGCGGCAAAGGGAAAGTCCCGGTCGAACCGGGACTTGAAATCGGCGACGGTTGGCGCGGTGTAGGCCACGGCGCGAGGCGCTTAGATGAGCTTCTTGCCGCCCTTGCGCGGCGCGGCTTCGGGAGCCGGCGTCTCGTTTTCCGGGGCCGGCGTGGCGTCAGGCGAAGCGGCGAGGAGCGCGGCGAGCTTCTTGTTCTGTTCAAGCAACTCGGCGATCTGCTGATCCTTCGACTTGAGCGCGGCTTCCTTCTCAGCGAGCGCCTTGTTCACCGCGGCGACGTCGCCCGAACCCTCGACGAGGATTTGCGGGTAACGGGTCAGGAGCTTGCGAACGTGCTCTTCGTGCTCGGGCGCGACCGCTGTCGGCTTGCCGCCGGGGACGAACGCGCCGCCCGGGTAGGTGACGGTCTGTGAGCCCTTGTTGAACACGATGAGCGTCGCCTTGACGGCGGGCGCGGTGACGGTGGCGGATGGAGAGTCGGACATGATGACCTTTCGTGATTCGTAGATTGATAATGAGCGGGACGGAAAAGAATGCCGGTTACGTGATCCGGCGCCCCGCCGTCCCACTCGCGACGGGGCCGTAAGACTGGCAAACCGCTTAGAAGTGGAAGTAGCGGGTTTCGAGGTTGCGGAACACACCCACGCCGCCGACGCGGGCATAACCCACGTTCTGGAACGTGAAATTGTTCAGCGTGTTCGCGTTCGTGGTCGTGTAGCCGATCGGCATTTCGAGGCACAGCGACCGCGGGTCCTTGCGGTAGAGGCAATACTCGGTCGCGCCGGACGCCGACTTGCTCGGGTCGCAATACGCGACCGGATACACGACGAAGTTCGGGTTCTGAGTCTGCCGTTTGAACGCGTCGATGAGGTAGTCGATCATCGGCAACGGGTACGTGCCGGCGGTCCCCGGGAACGGCACGGACAGACCGAGCCAATCCGAGTACGGGATCGCGAAGTGAGTCGGCATCGCCGTCATTTGCGTCCCGACGTCGCCAGCCGCCACCGTCCCTTGGAAGTAGGACTTGATGAGCGTCTGAACGAAGGCGGCGATCTCCGGGGCGCTCATGGACGAGATGAGCTTCGTGATCGTCGTCGTGTCGATCGTGACGTTCGCGTTGTTCAGGAGCCCCGTGATGTCGGTGTCGCCGGTCACGCCGATGAAGGCGAGTTCCTGAACGCCGAGATCGAAGTTCTCCTTGCGCGCCTTCTCCTTCGCCATGATCGGGTCCCAGTTGTTGGACTGGAGAGCCTGTTCGACCTCGGCGATCGAGTACGTGAGTTGCTTCGCCCACGTCCGGATTTTCTGCACCTTCGAGGCGACAGCCGCGTCAACGCCCGCAAAGCGAGTGTTGAGGCCGGTGTTCATGAAGCCCGAGGCGAAGTCGCCGGCATTGGAGAAGCTGACGTTCGTGAAGATCGAGTCAGCCCACGACCCACGACCGACGGCGGTCGGGATGTAGTCGGCGAACGGGATCGTGTAGAACTTTTGCTCCGTGATCTCGGACTTGATGAACGACATCGTGTCGATGGCGTACTTGAAGCCGAGGGACGCCTCGGCGACGTCGCCGGAGGCGTTGAACAGAGAGAGACCTTGCGTCGAGCGAACCGGCTCGGGAACGCGCTGTGGGCGACCGTAGTCGTCGACCTTGCCGTTCTCGACGTAGCGAATCGTGTTCATGTCTTGGTTTTTCCTTCTTGTGTTGAGGAGTTGCGGTTGATTCGCGGCGTCGATTAGTACGCCGAGAGATTCGGATCGAGCGGGTTGACGTACACCCGGCACATCGAGCCAGCCGCGGACGGCTTGTCGACGGTGTAGCCGAGCGACGCATTCGTCGCGAGGTTGGTGAGAGTCGCGACCGTCGGGCCGGTCGGGTCGATCTGCACCTTCGCGCCGCGCGCAATTGCGGCAGACGCCTGCATGTAGAGCGTCGAGCCAACGAGCGCGAGGTCGATGTATTCACCCGCCGCGAACGTGTCGCGTTTCATCGAGTGAACAGCAACGCCCCAAGCGGTGTCGGTTGCCGCGGTGACGGGCGTCACGACCGGCACGGGGCCGGCAGAGTCGAGGAGCTTGAACGCCTGACCCGCGACGAGCGGAAGGGCGCCGACGTAGGCCGGGTCGATGCGAACCGGCACGATGTTCTGATTCACCGTCCAATCGGGCTGACCGATGACCGGCGTCTGCTTGAACTGATTCAGATTTTGAACGTTCTGCGACATGACTGAGTTCTCCTTGTGTTAGGGAGTTCCGTTGATGGTTGACGCGGCGCGATTACTTGCCCGAACCGAACATCTTCGCGCCGCGGGCGAGACGTTCGTCGATAGAATTGAAGTCGCGCGGAGCGGCGACGGGCGCCGGGCGGTTCGAGGCGCCGAGCAACACGCGGAAGTGATCCGGCTTGCCGTTCTCGCGATTCGCGGGAGCCGCGGCGTTCGTCGCCGGCTTGGCTTCCTCCTCCGGCTTGCCGGACGCGTTCTCGCGTTTCTTCGCCTCTTCCTCGGCGGCATTGTGGCGCTCCCACTTGTCGAACGCCTCTATGAGCGCGTTGACCTTGTAGGTCTTGCCGTTGTGGCGAATCTCATCGTCGCCGTCCATATCGACGCCGTTCTTTTTGGCGTTCTCGACCGAGGCATGAGACTCGATGAGCGTCCCGAGCGTGACCTTCGACGCCTGACCGTCGGCGCCCGTGATCTCGATCTCCGAGTCGGGACTGATCTCGGATGCGCCCGAGGCGTTCTCGACCGTCGTCGCGGCGGTCGTGGCGGCTTTGGTTTCAGCCGCGGCGGCAGGTTGTGCCGCGTTGGCCTCGCTCGGCTTCGAGGAGGCGGATTTCTTCCAGAACTTGAACATAGTCGTGTTCGGTTTGTTGTTTTCCTTCGCGTTCAGGCGGATGGTTGCCTCCTCGTACCGAGGGCGAGCCACGATCGCGAGGTGTTCGCCTGAAAACCCTAAAATCTCCTCGGCGTACTTGATGTCATGCCACACGCCGCCCGGGCCGGTGCGCGTGACCTCGTACCCTACCGAGCAAAAGCCGTAGCGGTTGATCGCCGTCGCCGCCTCTTCCGTGTCGCACACGCCGCGGCCATACCACCAACCGTCGGCGGCGTTGTAGAAGACTTCGGTCACGTAGCCGTGACTCTGCGCCTTCATGTTATCGGGCGTCGTCTTCTCGCGCGGATGCACCGGGCG